GCTAAGGGTGGTACATCCGAGTTCTTTTAAAGCGATTTTTGCTAAAGCAAATATTTAATCGAGTAATTCGAATCGAGGTGTCTCTTCGTTTGACTCAATTAAACCTTAAAGGATTGCACAAATAGCGAAAGTTAGGTCAGTCGTGTCTAGTCTCACACAGTTTACTATTTAGAATTTGATTCATCTGCTAAATAGTTGCCTATAAGGTACACTGCATCATCATGTGTTTTACACGTGTTGGTCGTGATGGCGTAGACGTCGAGAAAGATGGATGGCAGTCAGGTTTCTCTGATTTAAAATCTTTCCTTTCACCAAACCATATCGACTATATTTTCGAACATCTTCAAAATTCCAAAAATTTTTCGGCCTTCAAAACTAATAGATATGGTTTTCTTTATGTCCCGCGTATGTTATTACCTTTTCGACAATATATGCGAGGATCTTATTTCAAATTGAAATATAGAGGTTCTTCTAGAACCTTTTGCGTTGATAAATTCCAATCAGCTGGGAACATTCTTAAGGATGCCGTCAATTTTGAACTCGCAGGTGGATACACCGAGGCATTGATGAACCCAGTCTATGAAGGAATTTATAAAGCGCTTATGAAACATTTGTCATCACAAGTTTCATTACGCATGTTGAACAAAATTGTTATTTATCAGCTTGCTTCTTCATTGGTACAGAGTATCATATTTTTCTATAACACCTTTGTTATTAAAGGTGTTCTTTCAAAATTGGCGAACGTAGTTGGTCTCATATTATCTTTGACCAATTCTTTGGTTTCAGTAGTAGCAATGACTGCTGTATCTAAATATGGCAAGTCTGTTGACGAAATTACCCATCGCCTTGAAGAGTTGATAAAGAACAAAATTTGTCACATCGTAGACAAAGCCGAGACAGAATCGTTGTCCTCTTTAAATTTGGACACTTTATTTGATTCTGGGTCCGATTTGTTAGAAGTTCCACAAATGCCTGACAAAGACACTCCCATTCCCATGAAAGATCTACCAGTAATGCCTGAAATTGAAGTCGATCATAATATTTATTATGATATGACTCAATGGCGTAGCACTATCTACGAACATGATGATGAAAGATATGTGTTACTTAATAGAATGATAGAACCTATGATGTGCAACAATTTCCAATGGGATTTTGTTACACACCCTACTAATGGCTTGAATAACTATTGTTTTTGGAATGCCATGTTTGGTCACCATACTGATGCAATGGGAAGAAAATATTGGAAAACGTCAACAAAAACTACTTTCCAATTGGTCAAACACCAGTTAAGAAAGTGTCTTGATATTTGTCAGAGCGTTTACAGTGGATATGTCAATCATGTCCCGCTCGAACATCATCAGACGTTCAAAGAACTTATAACAAATGCATGTGTAGCTGAGTCTTCCTTTAGACCGCGAAATCCGATTAATTCTTTCGAACAACTTTTCACTGAATTGGGAAAGAAGGTACCCATGACTCTATCGAGCGCTATTCTTATCAGTGCATGTTTAGGAATTAACGTGTGTATTTTAGACACATATTATAATCCTATTGCTATATCTATGTATGCACATTTAACCGATAGTCCGCCGGATCTTCAATTTTTACAATTTAGTGATTCACACTTCTCCAAAGTTACACTGACTTATAATGGTATTGTGCGCCCGCGCACCGCTGTTGAATATGGTAACTTTATTAAAAGGATTTTTGAAGGATGCGAAGGTTTCGACCTCGATATCGCGTTCCTCTTACGCATCGCCGCAAATCCCACTGCTCATCGTTGGCTTTACAAAGAAGTCAATGTTGACAGAACTAAAGAACTTGTCTCAGAAGAGTGGGAAATGCCTCCTGTTGAAGAACAGCTAGAAGACACAGAAACTTTCAAAGCTTCGGCTGAAGAGAGTCTTCTTTCCGGGGAAGCCACACCTCAGATGGCTACACCAGACTTAGTACAATTATGTGTCAAGTTTGGTACTCGACTTTTGGCATATGTGTTTGCCATTACTGATGTCTGTACCAACGAATCTTTAGCCGGAAAATCTTCAATGGCTAAATTGCGAGCATTTAATTCCTCTAGGAAAGAAACATTGAGCTTTGCCAATGATATTTCCGATAGTGTTAAAGAAATCGCTTATGATGTATTTGGATACTATATTGGTAATGACGCTTCACTTCTACATGAAGTTAATACTGCTATTGAGCGTATTAATAAATGGAACGACATTCCAACGCGTCGTTTTCTTGCCGATCCCGCTTTGTATTACGAAGCGTTACACGAAACTGTCAATGTTGTTAAATTAACAACAGAATCCAAATTGCCTTATACCCAGCAGTCAGTAGGTACGAGTAATGCTATCCGTACTTTGGCACATATGGTGGTGGATCTGAAAAAGAAGCTTGATGAAGTGCGCAGTCTATTGTTGGGCGCAACAAATAGACAAGTCCCGTTAGCCATTTTATTATTTGGCTTGCACGGCGCTGGTAAGTCTACATATGTACAAGATCACCTAATTCCAGCTTTGGCAAAGAAACTAAACTTGTCACCAAACACTTATACAATATCATTTACAAGTGTTGAAGGCTTCTTTACAGCATATGCCGGTCAAGCATTTGCCGTCAAAGACGAATTCATGGCCAAATATGATCAAGATGCCATTATCGATAAGTTGAATGCAATACATAGTCCAACTGGTTTTAATATGGAAGGAGCTGATTTAAGCTGCAAACATCAACCTTGTCAGTTTAAAGTGGTTTTTTATATTTCTAATTCACCTTACGTTGATATGCGGAATTCATTAACCCCAGCAGCAGCTAGGGCAATGTATTCTAGGTTTTTGACGTTTGAATTTGTAAACCTTTCAGCTAAAGAAGGCATTGTAAGGCAAAATATAGAACATAGAGAAGTAGACAATGAAATCTATGAATACCGTTTTTACCCTGCAGGAACAGGAGAGCACATGGCTAATACTCCCTTATATCCAGTGGCTACGGATCCTGCTACAAAGAAGGCTCTTTTTGACAATATCAAAAAAGAATATAAAGATAAACAAGTGAATGGTTATCAGTTGTTGACTCATAACCAGGTGGTAGATTTGATTTCTGGTCATTATTATAAACAGACTGAAATTTATCACCAATCGCTTGCCTTGTCTTTGAATCGAGACTTCGTTGCGGCCTTGAAAAGTTATGCCACGATAGAAGATTGTATTGCACACCATGTGAATGTCGGAATGTCAGAGGCAGAGTTATCACGTGTTGCGTGTGAACATTTCACACAGCTCCACAAACAACATGGAGCAGATTTCGAAAATTATTTAGGTCTACGATATCGTATCACGATGCAAGACAAATTGTTGCAAACGTACTTGAATGGACGTGGTGGTGGTGAATCTGAACAAAGTTTCTCTATGGTGACCTCATCAGATTGTGATGTATTAACATCTCAAACAAATACTGTCAGTGTAGGTGATTCACGTGAAGGTGGTTATATGACCAATATAGTCACTAACATACTAGATCGTGTTAATATCTTACCTAAATACGAGATACAACAACAACGGTCCACTGCCGACCATTTCGTCGTCTGTATTACAGGTGACGGTGGTTCCGGTAAAACTTATCTCGCACAAAAACTGGCGGTGACACTGGCGGCCGCCATGAATCGAAAAGCGTATGCTGTTAATAAGATAACTGAAACAACTTTGACGCTATTTCGAGAACCATGTGTCGTCGTGCTAAATGACGCAATTTATGATGAGGAAGCATATGTGAATTTTTATGATTCTCTGCCTGCTCCCAGTATTATACTTAATACCAACAACTTGCAACTGAAACCACGAAAGGTAAAGTCTGGTGAGATTCTACAAGGGTCTGACAACGTTCCAGAAATGGCAACGACAGATGATACCTCACAATCATGGAGTGCTTGGGCAGTGAGGAAATTAATGTTCTTTACTTCTCTTGCTGGCACATCTTGGTCTTTTGATGTGTTTAACCCATTAACGAAACAAATGGTCCAACATCCTGGCTTTGTGAGACGTTTAGGTATTCCCGGAAACTTTATTGTTAATGGTAGTATTACAGAACGTCCTCCGAATAATTCCTTATTACTGCTTTCCAAAGCACGCAGATTTTTTGCGTATACGGGAAAATGTGGAGAAGGAAGATTTGTGCAAAAGAACTGGCCACATTTGAAAGAAATGGTTTCAGACGATATTTTTAATTATGTCCTGTCTAAAATGCAAAGTTACACCGTTTCAATGAATAATATCAAGGTGGTGCAATGTGTGGACGAGAAAGATTTTGATCAATATAAATTACCATCTTATGACCTTGATCTTTCTTCTCCTACCCTGCAAGACCTTATTGATGGAACACGTTCGTTTAACACGAAGGTCGGTGCTGCATTGAAGACTAATAAAAAGTTTAATTTAAAACTTTCCGAACGAGTCACGTCTTATGAGTTTATGTTTGACCCTGGGGCATTTGCTATACCCGCCAATCCCACATTATTTCAAATTCCAGATATAGCCAAACAGCTATACCAGTTCTACACACAAGTAGATCCATCATTTACAATAAAAGTAGAAACTAAAGAATTAAGAATAATAGGAAACAAACAAGTTTTGTATTATCTCTCGGAAACTAATATTCCTGTACGCCACTTTGAAGTTTCACAAGAACTTCTACGGGTGGTCGCCGGTGATAAAACATTAGCAACGTTTCCAACAGATATCGTTGCTAAATCTATAGTTTGTGGGTTTGACCATGCAGATATGCTTACTTATGCTCCCTTAGATCAAGTTATATTCTTATATAACAATTTAGATCGGCTCAAACAAAACTCTTACTTAGACAAACGTATTTCATATTATGAAACACGAATTCATACGGTAAACATACATCGATCGATGATGACTTCCTTTCTTCAGTATATTAGTGACGCTGTAGATTCGACAAAATCAACTTTTTCTCGTATTGCCTGGGTTATCGTCATATTTCTTATGAGTGCAGCAACATTGACTTTCATTTGTTGCATTTTTAAGACTATTTTCAAATTATTCAAAAAGGAAACTGATATCGAACTGATCATTTCTTTTGATACAGTCCAAGTTCCTGTGCGTACACAGTTTGAACAAAAGAATAATGAAATACGCGTTATTGAAGCATGGATAGATCGTCAAGAATTTGACGATATATGCAGCGAATGTTGTATTTCAGAAATTGAATCTAAAATTAAAGAAAAATTAATTGATTTTTTGCATTTTACCAAAAACCCCTGCAAATATACGTTAGATACAGATTTTGTCTTGCATACAGATGGATCAAAGAAAGATACTGATGATTATCACACCGATCGTAACAAGAATAATGCACGAACACGTGGAAAGAAGATGAATGTAAGGCAGAGAAATTTTACGGATCTTAAAAAATCGAAGCCACATTCCTTTGAGTTAGATGCCTCTTTTACTGATATACAACAAACGTTGTATGACGAACATGTCTTCCCGATTTACCGTGACGGCATTTTCCGTTCATACGCGATTTGTTTTGCTCAAAAATTTTTGATAGCAAATCGACATCTATATCATTCAAAAGACGACAAGTTTAAACTTATCTGGAAAGATAAGCCGTATGATGTAATCCCAATACTAGAAGATCCAATTAGCGACCTACTGATTTTGCAAGTCGATGATAAAACCTTTCCAAATCGACGAAACATAATTAATTGGTTCGCTACTCAAGAAGATTTAGATAGTTGTTCCTCATCTTTATTTAAATCATATTCTACTAATTTGACCACTACAGCTGACGCATGTTCGTCTCAACTGTCATATGATTTCACCAATCCCGCTCATCCAGATTGGCGTCTCAAAGCCGGATCAGACATTATTTTCTCGAATGTAGTACAATCAGAAAACTTGTCTCGTCCCGGTGATTGCGGATTACCACTGTTTATACGTGGAGGTAAAAGACCATGTAAAATAGGAGGTATACATATGGCGGCATCAACAGGTTGCTTGTATGCAGCGGCTGTAGAACGAGAATTATTACAGTCAATATTTGATAAACAAAATTTGAAAGAATCTGAGTTTCAAACTACTGAAGAAATTCCCTTTGAAGAATTTAATGTGTTTGAAATTCCCCAACCAGATGGCACTGCTGCTGAAATTTCCTTCTTTCCTCAAACAGAACAAATTCTTTTTGACTTGGTAGACGCTCGAGACCAACAAGCAATTGATGATCTTGAACAAGGGTCTATTAAAGTGATTGGCTATACCAAAACTTGTTCACGTTCTTGGCATTTACAACCAAAATTTTCTCCAACCTTATTTACCAAGGACATTCCAGAAATTCCCAACAATAGTGCCCCTTCTTGTACAAAGAATGCACAATTAGTCGATGATTCAAATTTAATTAAATATGATTCAAAACCCTCAATTTCGTTAACACAAGTTAAAAAAATTAACAATTGCGCGAAATATACTCCCTTGTTGCAAAAATATTTTGATAAAGCGGTCAAACACGTCGTTCCTTATTACGAATCTACCTATGGACAATTTAAACATCGGTTCCTCACAAAAATGGAAGCAATTAATGGCCTCATAATGAATCCTCGTGATAAATTATTTGGTTGTTTAGATTCTGTTAATAGAGATGGCTCTGTTGGTATTGAACTACAAAAGGAATTTAAGATACAAATAACAAGAGATCTTTTGGAAAGTGTCGAAGAAGAAATGAACAAAGGCCCTACTGCTTGTACACGATATTCTTTTAAGAAGAAGTATGAAAAACATATCAATTCATTGATACAGCAGCAATGGCTAATGGCAACTTCTGGGCACCGTTTCGAATCGTTTATTCAGGATAACTTAAAAGTTGAACTAAGACCAAAAGAAAAAGTAGAGGTAGGTAATACTCGCCTCTTCAATTCATTCTCCTTTATCACTATGTATAATATGCGCCGACTTTTCGGCACAATTATGGCAGCTTTTAAGAAACAACATAGCGAAGCATATTCTCAAATTGGTATTTCTCCCGCATCAATGCATTATGCAGCTCAACGTTTACGTAAAACTTCTCCACATGTAATTTGTGGAGACTACAAAAATTTTGACAAAAGTATAACAAAAGAAGAAATGCAAGCAGTCCAACACATTTTGATGAAAATTTTCTTAGCATCAAATAAAAATATTGACCAGGAACAACTATCAAACTTATTCTCAACTTTCTTTGATATGATTCACAACGCTATTAGCGTTTGTGATGGAATTACCTATGTAACAACCAATGGTAATAAATCCGGAAATCCTATAACCACTTTGATTAATTGTATAGTTAACCATCTCAGACATGTTACAATATTTTTGTATTTAATTGATCAACACAATGTTAAATTACGAATTAATAGAAAAGAATATATTAATACGTTAAGAGACAATTCCGATAAGTCTTTAATTCCTTTCTTCCAAGATTTTCAAAATTTAATTTTTAAACCTATTGGCGCTAATACCGATACCTTTAAACATTATTGTGACATGCTTACGTATGGCGATGATGTAATCATCGCTGTACGTCCTGAATTGCTACCTATTTTCAATTTCTTAACTATCTCAAAAGTATTTAAGGAACAGATGAATGTAATTTACACCTCTTCAAATAAAACTGATACAAATCCTCCCCCATTTACTTCTTTGGACGGTTCAGAATTTATGTCCCGTACTTTCCAAAATGTAAATGGCATAAATGTTGCCAAGTTAAAAATTATTTCCATTGATCACCAATTTCACTGGATCTCGTCCCACTCCTTAGAACAATATAATGCAAATTTACGTAATGCTTTTTCTGAACTAGCATTATGGGGCGAAGACATTTTTAATAAGTATAAACAGATATATGAACAAAAGATTCGGCCTGTTTTACAAAATAAATTCAAATTTCTGATTCGGCAAATTTATTCTCCTCCTCTGTATGAAACTTTATTTCAAGAAAAATTAGATGAAATTCTTTGTTCCCAATATTGCACTAACTCTATCGACGAATTAGTAAGCGATAATTTTCAATTTATTTTTGAAAGTGATCTAAATAAATCTTCTCCGCATAATAACAATATAATTGTTGATTATACAGATTTCTTTAATAAAAAGTGGTATATTAAAACGCGACCTCATAAAAATAAACCTTTACGAGAATCGCTAAGTGACAATCGTCAGGATGTCGAAAAATCCTATCGTCCAAAAGCACAATAAGGACGACGAAGCTTTGGTGAAGCCTAACTTAGCCAACTTTGTAGACCCAGTGCAAACGTCCCATGATACTCCTTCAGTTCTCCAATTAGGTGCAATCAACCCGTATAAAAACCAACTTTTCCATCAGTTATCCAATGATGATTGGGCTAAAACGCATTCTCCTGCTGGTATCTCGCTGTCGGTTGGTACTCCGACGACTGCGGGGGCTCTTATTGGTATTCTTACTATTAATGATGTTACTACAACAGCTTTACGAAATATTATTAATATGCACGATTTGTGCAGTTTTGCAATTGATGTTAAACTTATTTGCTCCGCAAATCCTTCCATGTCTGGTATTGTTATGGTTGGTCTTTGTGATACCACGGTTGCTGCGCCTACTGAAATCGATCTTTATAATGCTGATACACATTATTTTGATGTATCCCAAACTACAGAAATTCAATTTACTCTTAAACCTTCACAAATGCTTCCACACGTTGGTTATTCAAGAGTAGATATGTTTAATACCGATCTTGAAACCATCTCTAAATATTTTCCAAAAATTGTTTTCTTAGCAAACTCTAAAATTCAATCCGCATTTGACAATAAAACTCTTGAAACCCGAATTTTGTGTTACTCAAGATTGAGTGAACATTATAATAACACTTTCATTGCCCGGAAACCAAATGCAGTTTCTAGAGGCACTGGAGGTCCAACCGATCCAGGAACACGTTTTGAAACTAATCCAGTTAATATTCCCTTAGTCCTCCTATTTGGAGACAACTACGCAGATGCGCGCTTATATACTGAGGGAAATTACAAATTAGTTGATGCGAATGGACAAAATTTGTATCAAATTGATAAATATGATCAAAATTTAACTTTCAATATTCATCCTAGAATGTCTTCTAAACAAAGCGCAGCAGTTGGCGTTGGAGATAGAGGCCTTGATAATACTGGCATTACAAGAAATGACCATTCTTCCATTCTTAAATTCGCCATTTCAGCTACTCAAAATCCCCTTTCTTTGACAGACGATTTGCCTTCACAAGCAATCGCTGATGATTCGCTAACTCCGTTAATTAGATTTACAACACAAACTAAACCTGCTACAAATATTGAATCATCTAACCCTGATCAACTGAAAACTTCACATATAACTGTGGATGCTATTGATGCACTTAATACTGCTGGAGTTCTTACTAATTTAAAATTTAACTTCTCAAATATCACACGGGATGTTCCAATAATAGAGTCAGCTCTAGGGACATCTCGGTTCTCACAAACGCGCTTTTATGATTCTAAAAACTATGATGCCAGAGAAGCTATAGTCGATGACTTTACTTTCTCTGAGACAGCTTTTACAAATGAGGGTTTTCCATATTATGCGGCACGTCCGTTCCTTGCAACGTCGTTATTTGATGACGAAAACCAATCAAAAGATCAACTTGTTGACAGTATGTTTGTTATAAAAACACCTGAGACGAAAACTAGCATACGTGAAGGAGGTGTGATGAGGAAGTCCCAATTTGGTCAAGTAGCCTACTTTGAGACAGGGCAACAAAAGGTTGGTCATGACTTGTACTTAATTCCCACGAGACCTGACTACCTAGTTTCTCTTTGGAATGTGTTGTCTAAAAATGCTATAGTAGGAAGTGGAACTGGTACGTATTCTAATCACTCGTTATTAACATCGTCAGTTTCGTTAGTGCAAGCTGGTACTGTGAGTGTTCCAACTAACATACCACCTACGCGTTCACTGGGAATCGTATCTGGTAGTTATAGGGCACAAGGATTACCGGCTTCGTGCTTCATCTTGGGACTAACACAACAAACAGTACCTGCGGTTGCCCCAGGACCTGCAAAAGCATTAACAACATATACTCTTTTTCCCGAAATAAAACTGTCTAGCACCATTTCTAAATTCTACCGTTTTCCTACTGAAAATTCCTTGATGTATATGAATATTTCCACTATTCAATACCCTACTCAAACTTTATTCCAAATTGTGGTTGACAAAAAGAATGACGTTGCTTTCATAGCAGCCGAAGATTTAGAGTATCACTACAGTCCTCTTAATCTCTCTGAGCTCTTTGTACAACGAGTCTCTTTCTCAACTGGAACAATTGATTATTTTAATCCTTCAAAAGGCGCTTTTATTCCACGTCTTTCTTCCGAATATCTTAATGCAGTAACTCAAACTGTTGAAGACTTAGAGGGTAATCCCGTGAAAAAAGTTGATTTGTTACGTTCTTACAAACAGTTTACGATTTTGACTGAAGGTGTAGCTGCATCCAGCTTGGCGGGAGGTGCGCTTAGTGGTCTGGGAAGTGGTCTTGGTTCTATGGCACAATATCAATATTTATATGATATGTTTGCAAAGAATAAAGACTTGCAGAAGGAACTCCTTGCATTACAACAGCAAGGGCAAATTGATTTAACTACTCTAAAGGAGTCAGGTCTTTTAGATCGGTTACAAAAGCAGATTGCAGCAGATCAACTACGCCAACGTGAGAATTTTGCAAATCAACAGCTTTTGCAGGACAAACGTTTGGGTCTTTCAGCTCCAGTGAATTACGCACTAGGAAATAACCCATTTCAATTATCTAATAATGTGATTTCACCTCCTACAGTTCAACAACAAAATGCGAATCCACAAAATAAAACAATTGCCGACTTCATAGAGAGTGAGCCTCCACCTGCTTATCAACACGTGGACGGCGTCACAACCACTGCTTCCACTGATAATGACCCCAATGCATTTGCTGAAATGTTTGGGACCTCCGATCATTTTGATGATTTTATTCAACGTATAATAGGACAACCGACACTCCCAATTGAGACATCGGTTAACAATCCTCTGACGGCTTCCACGTCAAATTACCCACAGGACTTGCTTTCAGAAGAGGTTGAGGTGCTCCCTCCAATGGAAACAAAGTTTGCTGTGGCTAGTTCTGATGTGAACTACCCGCTGAACAACATCGCCAGCCGGTTAGTTAATGAAACGCAACCACCATTGGTTGTGCAACATCCTGGTACTCCTTCAAACGTACCTCCCGGCCGAACCCCACGGCATAATCATAGACCTAACGTGCTCCAAGGTGATGCAACTAATCAGAAGCACACTTTGGTTGTGAACCCAGCTAGGGCACTGAAAATGGGTGCCAATCCTGATGATGTCCTGCCTGAACAGACAAAACATGCGATGCTCGAGTCACTTCACCCGTTTCCTGATAACTCTTTCCGTCGTCCAACTCCTAATTATAACCAAGTCAAATTTAATGTTTCTAAATCTGTCCCAACTCTTGCTAACTTAGCTAGAGCTAAGCTTCCATTAACAATAAATACTCAGTCCATTACTGCGCAACAGTTAGTGGACTCTGATCATTCGGTTATTAACAAAATTGGACCATATTATATTGAAGATATAAATGATTCTGTGGCCTATGAAATGTTGCACAATGCATTGCAAACCATTTGGACCCCAACTCTTACTGTCCACTTGCATACGTTGTATGACCTTCATGAGTTACAGAATGTGCGCCCCATGGAAATTGATAAATTGCAAAAACATGCAAACGACTGGGAAGCCTTCTATAAGAAGTGGGAGAAAGATCATGTGACTACTAGCTCACATCATCCCGAATCTACGGATTATAGAATGAACGTTATTGATACTGTCGAGCTGATTATTGACCATCTTGCCTGTGCTCTACGTTACGAAAGTGCGTGGAATAATGTTTGTTTAAAGGCACTTTCTTTTGTCTTTGATAACGGTGTTAAACGTCTTAAATTCCAAAATGTTAGCACCTTAATCTATTTGAAAGCATTTGTTCAAATAATGTCTATTGGTTATGTTTCCATCCCGCCGATTTTCATTGAACAACATGCTAAACGTGGTTGTTGTGACCACCCTTTCACAACTACAGTGCGTAAATTTGCCAATAATGGTGGCATTTTTGGGTGTGAATGCCTTCGAAATTATTATATCGAAACTATTATGCACTGTAACTTCGTCAATTACTTCTGTATGCGATATGTTGCACATACACGAACTCACGCGTGGATGAACTTTCTCCACGATGAAGACAAGTTTTATGTGCCCTCGTTTTTAGTTTATACACAAAAATGGGTGGTGCAAAGACCGTCATGAGAGGGAGATGACGTTAACTATTCCCGAACAACATACCCAGTCTTGCTTGATATCCCACTGGTATCATTTCTTGTTACCTTAATTGGTCGCACATTTTAATCCTGATTGCTGTTACCTTAGTTGGCCGCACGTAATCAACCTTGTTGCCTTAATTGGCCGCATATATTTTAACCATAATTGCAGTTAGCTTTATTGTTCGCTTGCAATCTTTAGAATTAAATGCTGTTCTTGATGTTACATGTATTAGTTGTCTTCATGAACGGTTCTTCTAGAACAAAGGTGTAGTTAGCCTTCTTTTACAAATAACAAAGTATGATAGCAATGCTTGCATATATTTATGCACAACGACGAAGGTCTTCAACCCCGAAAATATATCGTTGAATCAGCGTTTTCCATACATAATCTCTAATTTTAATGATTATAGACATTGCACATAAGTGCTCTCCTTAAGACTTAAACAACTTGGAAATTCAATTCGTAGAATACCTTTCCGGTTGTTTGACAATCGGTTAGGAGATACATTTCCTCTGAATTTGTTTGCACTTAGGTGCTAACGTATTGTTTTTTCAAATTCGATCTAAGGATAGTCTATAATTTCTTTATTTTATTATCTATTTCGTTTAGTTATAATGTTACTTAAACATTTACTTCTTAATCCGAAATTTTAGAAAATACATAAAAAATT